TATTATAACCTGGCCTGTACCCTTGGCTGTAATATTTATATCTATGTTAGCATCTGTACCATCAGCTAAAAGTGAAGTACCAGAAAGTGTAAGACCTGCAGCTGCTACGTTAGTATCAAATGTGGTGGCATTAACTGTAGTTAGCGTAATAGTAGCATCTAAATTTACTGTTACCGTAGCACCAGCTCCTGCAGTTGTTATATTCGTACCACCTGCAATCGTGACAGCATTACCAGACTCTGTAGCATCGCCACCGTCTGTATGGTAAGTAGTACTAATACCCGCATTAGCTTGAAAAGTAGGAGCAACACCAGCTCCATTTGAAGTTAATACATAAGTTGCTGTACCAACAGTTGTCGTAAGTATACTGCTTCCATCAAAATAATTAACACCGTAAGTGTTAGTCATTGATGTAGCATTAGTGCCACCATATGCTATTGCAAGAGCAGTTGTGAGTTGTAAATCATCAATAATGACCTGACCGGTTCCCTTTGCCGTGATATTTATATCTATATCAGCATCTGTTCCATCAGCTAGAAGGGATGTTCCTGATAACGTAAGAGCCGCAGCAACTATATTTGTATCAAAAGTAGTTGCATTAACACTAGTTAAAGTTATTGCGTCATCTAGATTTACTGTAACTATGTTATTTACAGCGTCACCCGCTGTATTTAAATTAGTACCACCATCAAGATCTATATTTCCAGCTGAATCTACACCGACAATAGTTGTATCGTCCGTAGTTAGAGATTCTAAAAACATTTCCACATTAATGAATTGAGATATTTGGCTCATTGCGCCCTCCTAGACGTGATTAATTACTTTCCGTAAAATATGCTAAGGTATACATCGCCTTCAGTTGGGGCAGTAATTTGTGTTACATATAATCTCTGTCCTTGTGAAAGATAGAAACCAGCGCCGCTTGATTGATTGCTTGTAATATCCAGAACAATATAAGACTTCTGTAATAAGGGAAAATGATCATCTATTCCATTAATAGAAAACATTAAATTTGCATCTGTAAAATTCTGTATAAGCACCATTCTTGCAGGATTGTCTATCTCTGTTCCAATACCGGCATATACTCCACCACCAAGAATAGATCCATGTGCTATAGATCTAACAGGTTCCGCTAATAAACGTATAGAATTTGCAGCCATTTTTCATCCTTTAGGAATAATTCCTTTTTTAAGAAGCTTTGTTATAATATCCAGAAAGATAAACTAACCCTGTTCCAGCTGTTCCATTTAAATAAGCAACAGTTCCTTTCTTTAACTTAGAAACTTTATTATTAGGAGCTGAATTAGTTTGAAAATCTAATTTCACAGTAGTACCATTCATAACAATTTCATTTTCATCAATACCATTAAAACTAACTATTACATCTGTATCCGAGTTGTTAGTAATTCTAATCATTGAACATGCTTCTTCTAATTCATCAAAACCTACCCACGTAATTGCAGAAATAGTAGAAGTATCAACACTTTTAAGTTCAATTGCTTCAATAAAATCTTTAGCCATTTTATCTCCTATAAACAAGGTTCGTTATAATATCCAGAAAGGTATATTTTACCAATTCCAGCAACTCCACGAATATATACTTTAGAATATTTTTTAAATTGAGATTTATGATTATTTGGACATGAATTTGCTTGAAAATTAAATATAATATCTTCAGAAAGTAATAATATTTCAGCGACATCTGTTCCATTAAAACTTATAAATATTGTTCTGTTAGAGTTATTAGTAAGTCTAATCATAAAACAGGCTTCTTCTGTTCCATTTAAATCAAATACAGACCAAGAAGCTGGTGCAATCGCTGAAGCATCTAAATCTTTAAGAATTAATGGCTTAACACAATCTTTATAAGGCATCTAACTCTCCTGTAAAATAAGGAGGGTTTTACCCCCCCCTTATAATTATTCTTCGAGATTTTCAAAAGATTCTTCAACTTCGCTTGAATCTTCTTGTTTTTTTTCAGCTTCCTTTTGTTTCTTTGCTGCTTCTTCCATCATTTTTTTAATAATAACTATGCATTCATTAGCAGCTTCTTCACATTCAACCAATTGAGCACCAATAGGCATTTCAAATCTGAATACTCGGGTTTCTCTTACCAAGTTGATTTGTAAACTTGGAGATATACCATATCGAAATGGTTCTACTTCTTTTACTTCCTCTTTAACAATTTCTTCTTCGACACCAGTGTCTTCGACACCAGTGTCTTCGACACCGATGTCCTTGATTTTATCCTTAGCAGCCATCAAAACTCCTTAAAATTAAACAATTAAACTTACAAATATATTCTAACATTTTAGTCGCATACTACCAATCAAGTAGTATGCGACTAAAAAGACCTATGTGTTAAATTTCACCATACAATTCTACTAAAAACAGCTTAGAGAGCTAAAATCCAAAACGTAACGATTATATTCCCGTTCAAATTAGCTGCTCCAAGGTTCTCAAGTTGAACAGTAAAAGAACCAGCACCCGGGGTAATCCTTGTTACCGTCATTTGTGCGTCACCGGCTCCCAAATTGCTAGATGATAGGAGTATAGCTGAACTTGTAGTACATAATGTATTTGTTATTGTTAGAGTTTCCGTGGCACCTGCAGCTGTAGTGAGTCCAGTGAAAGTTCCAACTCCCACATTAGCACTTATTGTCAATGCTGTTCCAGCTACTGAAGACGTTGCAGGAACTACATCTACTATACCAGCTGCTGATAATGTAATACCACCAGTTCCAGATTGTACGGTTGTATCACTCGTTGTATCAGTTGAACCAAGGGTTGTTGTGTGTGCATTTGCTGAAGTACCTACATTAAGTCCTCCAGTTCCGCACTTGACTGCTGTTGCTGCTGTTGTGTTTTCTGAACCAAGAGTCACGGTTCTTGCACCATCAGTACCGACATTGATATTTTGATCGATATCGTCATTACCTATAGAAATAACTCCAGCAGAAGAGTTTAATTCTATTACTCCGGCACCATCAATAAGAACAGTAGATCCGGAGACAACTGTAATAGGACTTGCACCCGTAGAGGCCAAAGCAATGCTTCCAGTACCTGCATTTAAAGCAATACCAGTTACACCAACAATATTACCAATTGTTACAACGCGTTCACCAACAGTACCAATATTAATGGCTTGGTCGATATCATCAATACCAATGCCTATTGTTCCGCCAGAAGAATCGACTGTAACAGCACCGGTTGCATTAACATCAAATGTGCCACCTGCCGTGAAAGTCATTGCTCCGGTTCCAGATTGAAGCGTTGAAGCTGATGTACCTGTAACCGAACCAACCTTTGTGGTGTGATCAGTTCCATTGGCTGCAAAAGAACTTTCTGTCGTACCAGAATTTACTACAACACTTGCTGTTGTATTAGCAGAACCTAAAGTCAATATTCTTACACCATCAGTAGAAATATTAACATTTTGATCTATATCGTCATTAGCTATATTTATAACACCAGCTGAAGAGTTGAGCTCTAATACACCAGCTGAATCTATAAGAACTGTATCTGAAGAATTTATTGTAATATCACCAGCACCTGTTGATGCAAGAGCGATTCCACCAGTTCCAGAATTTAAATTAATTACTGTATCACCAGTTACATTTCCCAGGGTTAGATTGTGTTCGACTGCATCAGCGCCTATGGAAATATCACCTGTTCCAGTTTGAATAGTAAGTGCGCCATTGGCTCCATCTATCGTAAATCCACCTGTGCCATAATCTAAATCTATTCCACCACCAGCATCTGAAGCATCAATTACTATTGCATCAGCTGCAACTTGCGAAGATGTTACGTTAACCTGTAAAGCTGCATCAACATCTATTCCACCAGCAGGAGCACTAAGATTAATAGCATCATTAGTAGCATTTGCTGTAGCTGTTAAAGTTATACCGCCAACATCTGAATCAATATTTATAGATGCAACATTTGTTCCTTGATCTGAATGGATACGAATGGTTTCAGTTATACCACCATTAGCATGTAAATATATAGATTCAGCAGCATCTTCAGTTGAAAGAAGGTTAATAGAAGAACTAGCTGTAATATCTATATCTTCAGCAGCTCCACCAGCAGACGTTATATCTATTCCACCAGCTGAAGCACTTAAAACAACAGCATCTGAAGCATTCTTTGAAGAAGCTATATTAATAGTTAAAGTACCATCAATATCTACACCACCAGCTGCAGCAGCAATATTAATAGCATCAGCTGAAGCTAGACCAGAAGCTAATGTTAATCCACCAACATCTGAGTGTACCCATACTGAATCAACGCCCGTACCTTGATCTGAATGAATATCTAAAGTTTCTGAAACACCACCGTTGGCGCGAAGATAGATTGTTTGAGCAGCATCAGTCGTACCAGTAATAGTACAAACTCCAGAAGTCATAGTTAGATCAACACCGGCCGTTAATGAACCTGCAACAGAAGGAGAAGCATCAAGGTTAATAGTAACCGTTGAGCCTGCACCGGCAGTATTCATATTAGTACCACCAGCCATAGTTACAGCACCACCTGCAGGAGTAGCAGTTCCAGCATCCGTAGGAAAAGTACTAGCTACAGCACCAGTTGCTGTAACAGTTATTGAATTTGCTGCGTTAGTAATATTAATACCAGCGCCAGCTGTCAATGTCGCCCATGCAGGTACGCCACCTGTGTCAGCGATCATAATTTGTCCGTCAGTTCCTGTTGAAGAACTTACAACACCGGCAGCACTTGTTTGCATAATACCTGCTGTTAAGGCACCAATTGTTACCGTACCAGCAACTATACTAAGATCACCTAATGTGGCAACAAAATTACCAGCATCAGCTGTAATATTACCCGTTGTGGCTGTAATAGAAGTAAATGTTCCAGATCCACCGCCAGCATTAATCCATACTGCGGAGTTAGCTACAACACTCGTCATAAAATAAGCGTCATCATTTGTTGTATCAATCCAAACTTTACCAATTTCTTGTTTATCAGACGTAGTTGGGGCTCTTTTTGCAACAATAGGAGCCTCATAATAAACATCTTCATACTGATTAGGCGAAAAGACATCTATGTCTCTGCTAATTCTCATATGTACATCCTCCTTAAAGAATTGAAATATATAAACTCAATTAAATTAAAGAATACAAGTACTTAATATGCAATCTATTTAAATAAAGCTTGCACATTTGTGCAGGCATGTTATAATGTTTATATACTTAGGAGATAAAGATGGAACTAAAAAAGGATAATAAGCGTAAAAGATTGGCTGTAGATTTACCGATTGATATACATAATAGATTGAAATATATAAGCATTTTAAGAAATTGCACAATAAGAAAATTAGTTTTACGTGCATTAATAGCGTTTATTAAGCACGAAGAATCGTTTAACAAATAATATAGAGGGTTGGGGTAACATGTTAAAAAGACGTTGGGGTCAAAGATTAAAGATAGTTCTATTTTTCTTAATAGCAGCAGCTTTTTTTAAGGCAGCTAATGCTGATAAATGGACATCAAATCAAATTCAAAGTTTATCACGCGAAATAGATAGAAAATATACAGAGCTTCAGAATGAAATTAACAAATTAAAAGTTGAAACTTTATTTAATCAGCCAAATCTTAGTGATGATATTAGTCAACTAAAAACTAAGTTAGACACAAGACTTCAGGCTTTAGAGCAACATGAAATAGATAGAGAATCTAAAGGAATTACTAGAAAGGCTGACAGAGCGCTTAGACAATCACAAAAGCTATCTAGAAAAGAAAGATTATTTAAAGACATAGAAGCTCTTTCAAGTGATTTTAAAGATGTTAATCAAAGAGTTGAGGGACTACAAAGTCTAATAAATAAGTTAGAAGATTCTAATCTTAATTTGTCACAAGAAGATATTGAGAAGTTAAGGTTTTTAATAGACGATGTAGTTAGTAACTAAAGTTACGTGGTAACTAAAGTTACGTGGTAACTAAAGTTACGTGGTAACTAAATTTGCCGGGGGGCAATATTTGGGGGGACAAAATGAATTATAAAGATTGTATTAAGCAAAATCATTCATGGGAAGAAATAGCTGAAAAGCTATATGAAGCTCAGAAGATGAAGTTATTTTACACCAAGATTACAGAGCAATTAATGGAAAAACTATTAAAGCTCTCTAATAATAAAAAATCTATGGGTAAAGACTATGCTTTTCATTATTCATACAGAATTGGAAACGTAGATTATAACTCTATTCCTGAATTACATAATGTCGATCTTAATAAATATCGCAAAGAAGATATTAGGGTATGGAAATTAGAAAGTATACAGTCTAAAATTTTAGATAAAATGACACCTATGTCAGAGGGGTTATAAGGTTATGAACGCAATAAATATTATAGGAAGTCTATTTATAGCCTGCTTAAAGATAGCATTTTTCGTTGTTTTTATACTTCCAATGTTACCTAGTATTTGTATGTTAAGTATTGTACTCATACTTCCTATATATCTTATAGGAAGTATGTTTTTTGTTAAAAAAGAAACTACAAATTAAATGGCATATCACCTAGCCATTTTTGACCACGTCTTATAAAAGAACTTTTATCTTTTACTGGAGCAGCTTCGATGTTATACCCTTTTTTAAATTCTTGAGATAACTTATCAAGTTCTGTGCCAACTGATTTTTCTACTAATGTTTCTAAGTTTCTAGGGCGTCTTCCATTGTTTTGTTCTATAATTTTATCCATCGCATTTTTAGTAAGTATTTCAGCATCGGAATATGCTTTCATGTTATTTATAACTCGCATTTTTCCTTGATCTGATTGAGTTAGCGTAGGAACCATTTGCATAAAAAGACGAACTTCATTATCTGTAATTCTATTTCCAAACAATGACTTAGCATTTTTAAGAAATTCTGTGCTTAATTTTTTAAATTCTTGAGAATCTGGACTTCTGAGAGAATCTAGATTTACTCCAAACCCAAAAATACCTTTTGAAGTAGCATCTAAAAGGGAACTTACGACGGGACTATCCAATTTTCCCTTTCTAGTTAATTCTTCCATTCGTCCAAGACGTCGTTGATTATCTTTTGAATCTTTAGTAGCTTTTAAAACTTCTTTATAATAAGGCAATGTTTCTTTATCTGTTTCACGTTGTTCTAATGCCTTCTCTTTTCTTTCTGCCGCAGTTAATTTTTTTTCTGCAAATCTTTCTTGCTGAGCCATTTGCTCTATTCGTAGTCTATGTTCAGGTTTTAATCTTGGAGATTTTAAGATTTCTTGGAATCTATTCATAGGCTTTAATTGTTCAGCGACAACTTCTTCCTCTCCACCGGGAACCATTGCTTGTGCACCTACCATTTCTTCTTGTCCTTGTGGTCCACTTGCTCCAAGCGCCTCTAATCCACCTAGTGGAGCTTGAGGTTCGCCTGTAATCGAAGATAGTGCTTGTTCTAAGCCTTGCGCCTCAGATCCTGCTAAGAAATTCTTTACAACTAAAGATTGTAATTCTTTAGGTAATTCTGAAATTTGAGATGCTGCTTGAGTAGGAATACCTAAAGACTCTAATCCTTTTGAAGTTTTAGCCTGCTCTTTAGCTTTAAGCATTGTTTGTAATTTTTGTTGCATTAAAAGTTGTAGACCTTGCCCTAATCCTGATCCAACTTGTTCGCCTAATTTAGACGCTCTGTCTTGTCCAGGTAATATTTGTATAGCCATTATATTTCCTTTCTAAATACCCAACAACATAGGTAATAATTGCAATAAAGCACCTATACCACCACCTAAAAAACCTTGAGATGCTGGTTGATATCCAGTATCAAATCTAGGCTGTAAACCCATACCTAATTGCTGCATACCCATTTGTGGTCTCATAGCAGCTAATTGTGCCTGTAAATCAGAACCAGATCTACCTAGGGATGACTCAAAAGCGCTTGATCGTTGTCCACCACCCATTGCAGTAAATCGTTCTGCTATTGAAGGAATTGTATCTTCTTCAAACCTCTTTTTAGCAAGACCCTCTATTCCAGAAAAGTCTACATTTTCTGATCCTTGTTTCATAAGATTATCTAACATTGATTCTTGTCCTGGAGTATATTTTTGAAATTGCTTCTCTTGTGCAGGTTGACCAAACATAAAACTTGATAAACCTTGTTGTACTCCTGGCTGACTTCCAACAGCATATGCTGGACTAAGCATTTTCATAATATCCTGAATATTTGCCATAATAATCTCCTAAAATTTAATATACTCGAGAACAACATATGTAACTGTATAAGCAACCCTATTTATACCTGTCGTTATTGTAACATTCGTATTATTTACAGACAATTCTATGTTATTTATTAACGTAGTCGATGAATAAGGTAAAGGTAAATAACTTAGACCAACTGGATTGGTTGCTACTCCATAAATCCTTGTAAATATTGTATTTGCATCAACGGTTATACCATGCGCTACATTAGTAGTACCAGCATTAGGTAACGTTCCAAAATTTATTAGCTTTCTATAAGCCTGCCTAAAATCAGGTGTTTGTGCGCTCAATGAAGTTAAACCTGGTTTAGGGAAGAACTTCTGACCCGTTATAAATTCAGCTGTATCATAATAACCTGTATCTTTTAGATTGATTGCAATAGCCATTGAATTAAGGTTTTGATACAGACGAACTAAAAGCTCTTTAAATTCAGGGCTTGTTACCTCTGTTGAATATATCTCCGTCGGATCCCAGATATTAGTTGTTGGTATAAATGCGCCAATTTCCTTATTAGGCATTACATAACCCTTCCTGTCGTTGACATATTAAGAATAAAACCTTCAAGGGTAAACCCTGATTCCGAAATAGCGGGATCAGTCATCTGTGCTTCATCAAGGTATAATCTTAGTTGAATACTGTCACCTTCAGCTCCAAAATATACCCTGTGCCATAATAAATCTTGAGAAGCTTCTAATGGAACTAAAGCATATGCTGATGTTTCTAATATATTGGTACCTAAAATAGCTCCCGAGACTATTCCGCCTTCTACCATCGAAGTATTTGACGATGAAGGATAATAATCCACTGTTATCTCCCCATCAGTTGTTTTCTGGACAGCAAAGTCAACACTGTCAATTGATACGTTTTTACCTGTTTTAATATATGGATTATAGCGTTTAGTTAGAATGTCTATTTGAGAAACTCTAGCCATTGTTCCACCGCCTGTATATGTTCCTGCAAAAGATGCTTCAGTAATTTGTATTTGACCAAGAGCAAGTGAAGTAACTTTATAAATATTACCATTTACACCTGTAACGCCCTGACAATTAGATATTTTTATAAAATCATCAGTCGCTAAGTTATGTTCTATGGTATCTATTGTTACTAAATTACCTACACCAGCAGATATATTAGTTATTTGAAGAACACTTTCATTTGATGAAATAGTAGATTCTATTTTAAATATAAACCCTTGTTGGTTACCAGCTACAATTTGTCTAAATTCTGGTTGAATCGTTCCGCTACCCCATGTAAAATCAGCCTCAGCCCATGTTAAATTAGTAGATGCCCACGTTACACCTGTTTGTTGCTCATAATAACCAAATGCTGTAATGCTATCGTCGTTTATAGCCCAAGTTTTATATCTATAATCATAAACAAGAACCTTATCAGGATATGTTTCTGCGAAATTATCAGAATTAGAAGCTGGAAATGTCCAATAAACTGTTTCTAAGAAATAATCTCTGATTCCAGCTACTCTTAATGGCCCTTGATTATCATTTCTTATTTCAAATATTTGATCCGGAATCGTATGATCTATTCTTATTACATTAGCTCCACTACATGCATGTATACCTGTTGTACCAATAGTTAAAATGGCTTTATCAAAAGGAACTGATGAGAAGGTAGACTCTGATCCAAGTTCAGTATTAATCTTTTGCCATAGAAACGGTTGTACCGCATTCCCTGTATATGCTAATTCCCAAGTACTTTTCTCAAAATAAACAATTAATCTATCTTTAATAAACTCTGCGCCAATGATTTGTTCTTTAGTTGCAGCATCTATCCAACCTCCACCAGTTGATCCAACTTGATTGGGTTCATAATATGCACTTGCAGCTACAGGGCTTCCGTTATGAGAAAATCTGCATCTATTTACATGTGCAGTATTAACTCCTAATCCACCACCGCCATTATTTTCCACAGT